GCCGTACACCCGGAGGATGCGGCGGCGCAGGCGGTTCAGCTGACGGGTAGAGATGCGGTCACGGTCTGTTTGCTTCATGGCTGTTCAAATACTCCACGATGGCACGTTCCCGGGCGGACAGCTCCCATTTTGTGGCCGCAGCCCTCTCAGCCGCAGCCCTCTCAGCCGCAGCGCAATCAGATAACAGCAATCCGCTGCCAAAAATAGTTTTACCTGCGGAGCGCTGTGCATCCAGCGCATGAATCGAAGCGCAGTCCTTTTTGTGGATTTTGAAATCCACACCGTAACGGCTGTATCGTTGAAGCAATGCGGCCGTCGCAATGTGGTCTGGGTATGTATACTTTGGCAGCTGTACCGTTTTGGTGCGTCTCAGGCGCTCCACCTCATCGTTTACCAGCTTCGTCAGGCGAGGTTCGGTCTGCGCTATGATGTCCCCTCCGTAGCTGGTCACAAAACTTGTTTTGACGATTGCACCGTTTTCGTACTCGATATTACAGTCGCAAACGATATGGTTCATCCGCATAGTATTTACCCTTCCAGAAAACGCTGTCAAAGATGGAGCGAACAAGAAGAACGGAATGCAACGGTCGAGATAGAATCCGCAGATTCGGGACAGGATTGAAAACGGTGGGTTGTCCAGAACAACAGCACCCTCCGGGTAGTCGAAATTCTCATAATCGCCGCCGGGGTAAAACGGGCGCACAATTTTGGCCGGGTCGATGCCGTACTCCTTGCAGGCCCAGTCCTTGACGACATCGTACACGCCGGGCGGTGTATAGCAGTCGTCCGTGGTCTTTTTCGGCTTGAACTTCTCCACGAACTCTTCGTAAGTCTCACCTGCTGCCATCGTCTTCGTTCTCCTCCTCGTCCACGGTCTCCCGTGTTGCGCTCTCAGCCATCAGCGCGGCCTTGGCCTGCTCCTTTTGTTCCGGGGTCAGGTTTGGCAGCAGGTCAATGGCCATGTCCTGCCCGATGATGGCGGCCTCGGAAATGACCATGCTGACCTGCTCAGCTGTGTTTGTGATCTTGCTACGGTTGAATGTCGGCATAGCGTTGTCAAAGCCAGCCAGTGCGCAGATCTGCCGGATAAACGGCTTGACCTGCGTCTCGAAGTCGTCCGCGTTCTGGTTCAGCGGTTCGTAGGCCGCGTCCAGATGGTCGTTGGTGCTGTCCGCACTCACACAGTGCACATCCAGACCGCCGAAGTCCTCATACACCCGGGTGTGGAGCAGCTCCAAAAGAGCCTGCCGGGCCGTCACAGGGATCTCGGTGGTGTAGGGGGTGATTTTGCCGCCCTCGCTGGTGTCTGCGCCTGCAATGTGGTACAGATTCAGCTTGACGAGGAACTCCTGCAGCTCGTCATCGGTCATGCCGTTGAAGTTCTCGCACAGCCAGTAGATCTGCGAAAAGTCCTGCAGGTCATTGCAGAAGCCGGACATCACCAGATCGGTGTTGTCGATGTAGGCTTTTAAGCCCACAAGCGTGCTCTGGTGCAGGTCGGAGCCCCACAGCGGCACAATGGGCAGGGCGCTGTAGTTTTCTCCTTCTACGCTTTCCAGCCCGCCGCCGGGTGTGGTGACGGTCACGCTCTTGTATGCCTGCTTCTTCACAGTCTCCTTCATCGTGCTGTCGATTTTGCTTTCCGTGTACTCAGTAAAGCCGTCCAGCTCGTACAGGATGTAGTGCATATCCGTGTCCGGGTTCAGCCGCCAGAAGCGCACGCCTGCCTGCAAAAGGCCGGTCTTTTCATCATACAGGGGTGCAAACTCGGTCAGCTTGAAAACCACCAGATGGTCGTTGTTCCAGAATCCGAAGCTCTCGCCGTGGATCAGGGCGAAATATCCGGCTTTCTGGATCTGCTCATCAAAGTTCTGCCCCAGCCTGTCCTTGTCCACGCCATCGTCCGCAAAGACCACGCCGTTGCCGAGGGAGTAGGTCGCTCGCTGCTTGTTGAGCCGCCGGAAAAGATTGCTCTTGACCATATCGGGGTGCGGGGTGTCCTGCTTGGTGTTTTTGGACAGACGTTTCAGCATCAAAGCGTAAGCCCGTGCGAAGCGTTCAGCCCCCGGGTTTTTCTGGGCATCGTACAGGTCGGCGTCCAGCGCCATCTTGTACGGCCCGGAAGTGCAGTGCTGCTGCACGAACCGCCGGATGAAATCAGGCTGTTCCCCGGCGGCTTGCGCCTGCTGAAAGGTCTGGAATGTGTATACAGTGCTCAAAATCAATCCCTCAGTTTCACAAGGCGCTTTGTGCGCACGAAATAGCGGATAGCGTCCATGCAGTGGTCGTTGACCTTCAGCACGGTGTCATCTTTATCTGGATCCCAAGCGTACACGCCGAACTCTTCCAGCGTGTGCTTGCAGTCTTTGTAGATCTTCAGCCGCCCGGTCTGCAACATGGTCTGCACGTCCAGAATGCCGCTCAGAACGTCGTTGTTTGCGGGGGTCTGCGTGAATCCGTTCTTGCGCAGCTCTGTAATCAGGGGCAGGGCAGAGGGGTCCACAATGATTCTCTCTGGCTTGAGGCCATTCAGCCACGCCTTGAGGTCTGTAACGTACTCGCCCACGGTCTTTTGCCGCTTCTGTTCGCGGCCGCTGTAGTAGTACTCCCGGGTGACGATCCAGCAGTCTGCATCTGCCTGCTTCTGGAACAGCAGAAAGGTCGTTGCGTTCTGGGTGCCAAAGTCGCACGCCACATAGGCGCTCTTTGGAGACAGTGCCGAAAGCTCATCAGCAACGTGCTTCTTGCGGTCGAACATATCATATACAAGGCCCTCGGCCACCGTCCACAGGCCCAGAATGTAGCGCTGGTAGAAAACACCGCTGTACTGGCTGTGGTATCTGGCCTTGATGTCCTCGGAAAGTGACAGGTTGTCGTCCATCGTAAAATGGAGATACATCATCTTGCGGGAACGGCATTTCCGCACCCACTCGAGATAAAACCAATGCTGCGGGCTGCCCGGATTGCAGTTGAACCAGAATTTTGACCCGGCGACAGAGCAACGGGCTGTGGCCTGATTGACGAAGCTCTGCGGCATCAGGGCCACCTCGTCGAAGAATGCCCCAGCAAGGGTGATGCCCTGAATCAGGTCTTGGCTGCTCTCGTCCTTGCCGCCGAAGAAGTAAAACTCGTTGATCCTGCCGCCCTTGCTGACGGTCATGCAATTTTCGGACCGATGCTCCTTGACGTTGTAGCCACGGGCTGCAAGCTGCTGCTTGAGCGTCCCCAGCACGTTGCGCCGGAAGCTGGCGATGGTCTTTCCGCACATGGCAAACTGCTGGCCGTTGTAACAGGTCATAGCCCACTGGACGAAAGAGAAGCTCATGGCAAAGGTTTTGCCCGAGCGGATAGCGCCGTCGGCAATGATGCCGTTGTAGCCGCTGTATGCGCTCTGCGGTGTCCACCAGCTCAAGACCTGCTTTTGCCGCCGGCTGAGGGCTTTCCAGCGAAAACCGTTACTTTTCCGCATGGTCGTCCTCTTCCTCTGGCAGCATCTCCACGTCGTCCGGCGGGCTGAGGTCTGCGGCGGCGCTCAGAGCCTCAAGCAGGCCATCATCCGGGGTTTCTATGCCGCTCTGGTCTCCCAGCATAGCAAACTTGTCCACAATGGTGCCAAACGCCGTGGACAGCTGCGGCAGCGTCGCTTCTGCGATTTTGTCCGGGTCTGCCATTGCTTTCAGGTACAGCCCGAGGAGATCCTGCGCTTCCTCGCGCTTGCTGCCCAAGTAGGAAAGCATGTCCTGCGTGTTCTGCTCTTTTTTCTTGGCGCACAAATCTGCACATACCGGATTTTCGCTCACAACCTTGCGCACAGTGCTTTCGGCGACGTTGTTCAGCTTGGCAGTTTTGCGGTAATTGTGGAGTTGCACATAGTCCGCAATGATTTTCTTTTTCTGTCGGTCTGTCAGTTTTGCCCCCACAGCCACCACCTCTTTAAACTCACTCAAAAGAAAAACCGCCCGGAAAATCCGAACGGTCAAAATATCGAATGTGCCGCTTGCAGGGCTCGAACCTGCAACATGCGGTTTTGGAGACCGCCGCTCTACCACTTGAGCTACCGGAGTATAAAACGCCGCCCTTGGACTCGAACCAGCCAGCAATATCTCAGCTGACACGCGCTCCGTACTGCGCTCAGGCGGCCATATAAAACAGCCCTGGTTCTCCGCCAGGGCTGTTGTTTGACGCACATCCCGTCGGGAAGTCTACCCACACCCTCGGGGATTCAAAGCTTTCTCTCGTGGCACGGGAGGTTAAGCGTGCAGCTTTGTGGGGGATGAGTCCATGCGCCATATGGTGCGAAACCGTGGATTCGAACCACGCGGAGAGGGAGGTGCGCGCCCTTCCCCAGACACTCAGAGCCGCCGCCCTGAATGGAGCCGTGCCAAAATCTCGCATAGGAGCAGCCCGCAAAACGGTGAAAGAGAACAGGAAAGCATGAAAACCTGTCACAAGGAAGGGACCGTTCTGGAGGCTGCGTGGCAAGCGGCCACCGCTTAGCGCTGAACCGCTTATTAAAATTTTACATCTAAGCTTGCAGACTTGAAAAGGGCCGACCCCTGCCAAAATCACGCTGTGTTTTCTTGTGCATATTGTACACTTTGCACGTCAGAAAACTCGTCCCATATCTCGGCCAGAGCCATGCATCCGCGTTTGATTCGCCGGTAGACCACCTCTGCCCCGCATACGCCGACTTCTTTTGCGATTTCCTTGTGAGACTTGCCCATGATATAGTGCTCGCAAATCGCTTCGGCGCATTCCGGCTCGGCTATCAGGCAGTATGCCCGCCGGGTGGCCTCGACACGCAGATTGCACAGGTCCGTCTCCATCCTCTGAAGCTGTCGGCGCTCGGTGTCCAGCTGCTCTACAGCGAATCCCACCTTGTCCCCATTGCCACCACCCGCAGGCATCCCGCTCAGGCTCTGGGTGCATTTTTCGGCCACGTCCCTGATACGCTGTATTTTTTGCTTCTGGACTTCGATAGCTGCCGCAAGGTCGCGGCACTGCTGAAACCACGCCTTGACGGTGCGGTAGTCCACGCCGCCGTCAGGCTTTGGCGTGTCGGAGTCAGGTATCCGTGTGTGGGTCATGTTGCATTTCCTCCTTCGGTGGCAAAGGCATCCAGCCCCTCACAGGATAATCTACCCGGTTGTTGTAGACTTCGTCCTGATTGAAGTGGCGATATTCCCACCACCCTTTGGGGATGATGTAATCATCATGTTCTTCATCCAGCTCGCCCCATGCTGCAAGTTCATCCCAGCAAAAAATGCTATCTTGGGATAAGAGCGTTCCATCTTCGTAGTGGGCCGTTGTGATTCCGCATCCTCCAGATGCGGTCTGATACATAATCAGCACTTCCTCTTCGACCTTCGGCGGGTCTGTTTCAGGATTGCACCAATAATGAGCCTCGGTTTCAAGTGCAATAGTTGGCGTAGTGTCGATGTAATCAAGCACGTCGTCAAAGGCGTAGCCAATAAAAGCGCTGGCTGCCGATGCCTCTTTGTCAAACTCTTGAATTCTTTCTTCGATGCGCTTCCGAAGCACGTTCGCATCAATCAATCTGGGGTTATCCATTTTTGTCCTCCATTTCTTCAATCTCAATTTCCACCCGTGGCTGTTTCCGGTCAAGCTCCACCCGGCTGCCATCGTGGGCGGCAACGATCTTGCTGTTGTCGTCCTCCAGCACGCGGGCTTTTACCAGAATGTCCGTGGTCGCCTCGATGAGGTTCGCCAGATCAACCCGGCGGGCGGTCTTCATGTAGTACACGCACCTCACGTTCACACGGTCAGAGATCGGGCTGTGCGGCTTTTTGATTTGCCGCAGGCAGTCTGTCTCATAATCCACGTAGGCCTTGCTAGGGGCCACAAAGCGCCCGCCTGAGCGGCTTTTGAGGATGCGGGCAGAGTTTTTCTTGGTGCGCGGTTCGCCGTAGAGGGTCAGTTTCATCTGCTCACCCCCATTGGTCAGCCATTGCTTTTGCAATTCCGGGAAAGGTCTTGCTTCGCTCTTTTTGCGATCTGTGGCCTCCCGGGTGGCCTTTCCCTCGCGGACCTTGCCCTTGCACCCAATACATTGTTGGCATGACAATTTCTGTAGGCTCTAGCGGAGGGAGACCTTTTAACCATAAGCAAGTCTTTTTGTGGAAGGGATGCCCGAACTGCCACGGCTGGATGATTTGTGTGTACCTCGGAAGGCGGTAAACGCCAGATGGCACGGGGTTTTCAACAGCAATCTTCGAAATTCCGCTTTGCAAGAATCGGAGGAAAAAGTCTTTTGCTTCCATGCCTTTGCTCAGACGTTCAAGAGCGACGTAACTTTTTCCATCAATGATCTTGTAAAGCCTAGAAGCTCCGGCGTTGCTCAGGTAGGTGCAAGGCGGGTGCGCAATGAGCAAATCCCACTTGCCAACGTCATGCGTTACGCCGTCCATCGTTACGACTTGTTCCCCCTCCAGAGCCTTGAGCGCATCTCCAAGAATATGCCATTCAGGATGCCCACCGGACGGCTCCTGAATATCGCAGGAGTAGGCTTCGTGGCCTTTTGCCCGAAATGCCTTGCATACTTCCTGCGATTCCTCACAGGCGATAAGTACTTTCATCTGTCCGCTCCTCCGTTCGCTCCCATGTACTTCTTGCGGCCCCGCTCCCGGTGACGGTCCTCGTGGTCGTAGTGGTAGACCTTGCCTGTGTCCAGCATCTCTCGGGTGTAAGCGGCTTCTGCGCCGCGCTGGAGCTTTAACTCGGCGTACTTGGGGCAGCTGTCGTGGCATACCGGGTGCCGAGTGGGGCAGTCTTTACACGGCGTCATTGTCATTTCAACACCTCTGTTCTCACTGGCTTGATGTCCCGATACTCGGGGTAATGGTCGCCCGCCAGCTGGCAGGCCCGGAACTCTGCCGCAAACTGGCTCGCGGTATTGATGCGGTATGTAAGCGCCGCGTTCCCGTGCGGGCCGCTGCACTCTACGATGACTTTGTATCTAGGCATTTCGTCCTCCGTTCTGTTTTTTCTGCCCAAGAAGCTTTCTTTCTGCTCTGGACTTGAGCATCCGGGTGCGGGCAGCAAGGCAGCGTTTTACCAGAATCTGCTCGCCCTGGGCCTTTTCGATGGCCTTTTTCCACGCCGGGAGAAGCTGGCTCTGCCAGCTGCACTCCGAAATCGCCTCGTGGAATGTCTTATAGGCCATATCATCCGGCACATCCTTGAGCGATGAGTTCGCCCAGATCTCCGCGATGCTTGCGCGGTTCTCTGCGGTCTGAGGCCGTCCAAAATAGGCCTCAGCGTCCGCAAGGAGCTTTGTCATCATCTCCACTGTCACGGTTTCACCCCCTTGAAAATATTTGCGTATGCTTCTGCGGTGCTTTCTGTGGCTTGTTTCCCGCGAGGCTGTTCTTGTCGGCGCTGCTCATTCGCTGCCACGTCCCCCGGGGTGCGTATCCCGTCCCGCTGCCAGCCAGACAAGATGCCGTTGATGTAGTTCCACGAGCGCTTCCCGGCCTCTGCGGCCTTGTCGATCGCCAGCAAAATTATCTCCGTGCTGTACTCCTGCCGCCATTTTTGCAGCTTTTCCAGCGCCGAACGCGGGAAGTCACCGATAGCCCGCTGGTAATGCTGGACGATTTTTGATAACTCCATATCAACGGCGGCGGTGTTATCGCGCTTTACAACATCTACATCCCCATCTCCATTTACATCTACATCTCCATTTACATCTACATCTACAGTTATTTTTGTTATGTCGTCATTAACATTGTTATCGTTTGTTATTTTTGTTATGTCGTCAGGCTTTCCCCAGCGCTTTGCCATGCCGCGTTTTCCGGCGTTGCTGCGTTTCTTGCGGGTTTCATCCCATTTTTCAGACGCCCGTTTTACGTCGCTGCACATAAATTTCCAGTTGCCACGCATCCCACGGTCTGAAAATTCGGGTTCTTCTCCGGTTTTGGCATACCGTGCAAGAGCTCGCATCAACTGCCCAACCTCTGCGTCGGAGTATTCTTCCAGCGCGTCGAACCAGTTCAGATACGCCACAAATGACTTTTTATCGTCCTGTGCCACTCAATCACCTCCTTTGCGCGCCCGTATAGCCAGATAGCGCAGCTTTCGTTTTAGAACGGGAGGTCTTCGCTGTCATCAATGACCGAAAAGTCGTCTGCGCCGCCCTGCGAATACTCCGGCACGCTCTGAGGCTTCTGCGGTGCGCTGTGAGCGGCGTTTGCTTCGCGCACATGATTTTCCGTCTGCTGGTCGAAATCGCGCACAGCGGGCTTCTCTGCGGCCTTTCCGCCGCAAAAGCTCACCTGCGACGCAAGAACTTCGGTAGCTGTGCGGTTGTTGCCGTTCTTGTCCTGATACTGGCGGGTCTGGAGACTGCCTTCGATGGCGATCATGCTACCCTTCTGGAAATACTTGGAGACGAACTCGGCGGTCTGCCGCCACGCGGTGACGTCGATAAAATCGGCCTTGCGCTCTTCGCCCTGCCGGGCAAAGCTGCGGTCAACCGTGATGCGGAAGCTGCACACGTTGGTGCCGTTCTGGGTGGTCTTGAGCTCTGGGTCATAGACCAGACGGCCCATCAATGCTACGATGTTAAGCATGAGACATTCCTCCATCTTCTTTCGGCTGTTTCTTTGCACATTCTACACAGAGTATACGCCCATATTTTGCCTTGCTTCGTTCCGCCGCCTGCTCAGCAGTCATCTTTTCCCCGTCCTTGGTTTTGATGCCGATGATTTTCTTTCCGCAGCAGGCGCACACCGGGGCGGGAATGTCCGGAAGCGGGGTGTACTTGGTGGAGTCGTCCTTCCAGTACACGTTCGCGCCGATTCCAAGCGCCTTGCAGGCCACGCTCTGGGCATCCGTATACGCTTTTTTGTAAGCGTCATCATCCGTTCGGAGCCCGCCGGATTCCATCGTGATCAGCATAGAGCCGCCCACTCCGGGAATGGGGGCGCTCCACGCTTCCCCATCATCCTGCCTGACGTACAGATTCGTAAAGCACTGCACGACAATTTCGCCCTTTGCTCCGGTCTTTTCCTCGAACACCGGCGGGTCGAACTTCCAGCCCGTACCGGCCGGGCCAAAAAGCTCGGTCAGCTTCTTGATGCGCCACATGGGGTTAATGTCGGTCTTGCCCTTCAGGCGGCCCGCTGCGATAGGCTTCTGGGCGTCTTTGGGGACTTCCCGGCACTGCTCGTAAATGGTCATTTTATCCATGATTGTATGTCACCTCATCCATCCCGTGTACCCGGCACAGATCTGCCAGCCACCCAAGACCAGAATTGTAGGACGCCTCAATGTTGCCCATCGCGTCATCTAACCCGCCGGTCTGGGTGGAGCTGATAAGCGGAAAGGCGTTTGACTCATCTGCCAAAGCAACTACGGCTTCCAGCGCCGAAGCGGCTGTGCCGAGGCTGTACTCTGCATCCGAAATGGCTTTTGCATATCCCGTCGGAGACATCCCATAATCTAATCTTCCCGGATAAAAACGGTCTTCCGCGTCGGTCGCAAGCATCATCTGGCTTACACTCATCAAGAGGCTTGCGCATTTCGTAAGCTCTGCTGCTGCCCGATGCTTGAGTGCAAGATTCCATTCGGGAACGCTGACTGCATACCGCAGAACCGCTTTGCGGCGTTCCTTTTGCTCTAGGGTCATGTATGTCACCTCTGGTAAACCTTCTGCCGGTGCTCGTCCATAACGACGTACAGACGGCCCGGCTTTTCTGCTGCCAGCTGGTCGGCGTACTGGATGCCCGCCAGCGTGTTCGGCATGGGGATTTCGTTGACAAAACGCAAATCCGCGTCAAAGATCTGTACCGTGCTCACCTTTTTCTTCTCCTTCTTCTGGTGGATGTGCCGCAGCCGCTCCGGCTGACGATTATGCCAACGAATCTCTGCGGCTCGCATATATCTACCGTTCATATTCCTGTTTCCTGTTCCCTTTTCGCCTTTTTGCAGTAACGGCGAAGCGGAGGGAGACAGTCAACCTCCGCACGATCAATGCGCTCCTGCTCAAAAATGTACTTGTACGGACGCCTTTTTTCATAGCGTCGGTGTCCAACGGAAGACGCAAAGCTGTTGGCAGTCTTGTATCCAAGCTTCGCAGCGCACATGGCGGATGTTCCCGCCGCCATTACCTCGCCGGTCTTGGCGCTGTACACGGTGTACCATGTGATATAGTGGATGCAATCAGCCATGTGCGACATCCTCCGCATCGTGGAGGGCTGTGAGCAGCCCATCTGCTGCCGCGCTATAGACCTCTGATTTTTCCCGGCAGATGACCCACAGCCAGATGTCTCCCGTGAGCGCGGACTCCGTTGCAAGCCGTGTGGCTGTTTTCAGGTACTCTTCGGCCTGCTGCCGAATCAACTCTTCCAGCTTCATGCGCCCCTCTCCTCATTCTGTGGATACTCCGAGTTCCGGGCATGGTTGCGGACGATTTTGCCGTAGCCGGTGCGCTTATACCGTTTATTGTCCTCATGCATCCCATAAAGCGACATTGCCATCCCGGCGGTGGATGCAACAATAATCCAAGGCGCGGCATGCGCAGCCTCGGCGATGTCCCAGCCGCCCCAGCAAGCCAGCGCAGCGGCCATCAAGGAGCAGGCCCAGCGCCACACCTGCACCGCGCCGATAATTGCCAGCAGGCCTACCGTTCCGGTGGCGACGAATGATTTGAGTCTCATTCTCTTGGTTCCTCCTTTGTATAAACCTTTTCGAGCTTGTAAAAGTCCTTCACCCACGCCATAAATCCGGCGCGTGAGATCAGCGGAGCAGCGCTCTTGGTGTCAATGGACGGCACCGCCCATGCCGGGAAGCTGCCGGCCTGAATCATACCGGTAAAGATCGGCTCGCTCACAGAAATGTCGTTATCACGCATGATCTGGCAGCACTCTGCAATTCCCATGCTCTTCTTCACTGCCGCGCCCCTCCTTTTTTCCTCTCAGTTGCCGTTTCATCTGGATATGCTCCAACCGCTCCGGCTGCCTTGCATCCCAGCGCTGTTCAAGCCAGCGCTTGTTGTAGTGCTTCTTCTGTGCAGGCATGGTCAACGCCTCACTTCTTAGAGCTGCCAAAGCTGCCAATGAGCCAGAGCGCGATCCACGCCGCCGTTCCGGAGGCCCAAGTGAACGTCCAGTGCATCAATGCGCAGATGGCCCACACGGCGGCACAGGTAACGCCCCACGAGATGCCCAGAAGAACGGCAAACGCGATGATAATCGCCAGTGCTTCACCCATCGTTCCTCGCCTCCTTTGCGGCGCTCTCAGCTGCCTGTGCCGCTGAGTTCGCGCACCACTTGCCCGCCGGGGCGGTCTTGCGGGGGTCTTCCTGGGCTGCTGCGGCTTCGTCCTCTTCCAGCAGCTTGTTCAAATCGGCCAAGAACTGGCCGCACATATCCGCCTGCGCAGGCTCTGCAGGCCGGATGATAAAGCTTGTGTAGATGGCCGCTTTCGTTTTGTAATAGTCTTCGAGATACTGATACTTGCCAATCAGCTGGCAAACCTTATCGCGCATCGTGGTTTTCATAAAGATCCTCCTTGCATCAATGACGCATAACAATGTTGGACGAATGAACCAGATAGGTCACACCGTCAATCACAACCTGAAGCTGGTCGCCTTCATAGTCGCACCAGCTTTCGATATCGCCCTCGACAATCGTTCCGTCGGGCATTTTCAGCTGTGCCCAGCTGTATTCATAGGTCAGGTCAACAACCTGCTTATTGCATCCTGCCATCAGCAAAGCGCTTGCCAATACGGACACTACGCCTACAATAACTTTTTTCATGCTCGTTTCTCCTTTTAATAAAATGTCTTCTCTTTGCTGTGCCATCGCAACGCCTGACCGCTCTTTGCCATGCCATCGCTGCGCAACTCTCGGCATTTCTTCTCTCTTCCATGCCAATGCATCCGAAGCAAAACCTTGCCGCAGCGAATCGTTACGGTGTACCGCTTTTCCTTCGCAAATCACATCAGCGCTTTTCTCTGCCATTCCTTCGCATTTCTTCGCTTCGCCATTCCATTGCCAGACTAATCAACGCCTTGCCTTTGCTTCGCTCTACTCTGCCTTGCCTGTCTGTGCTTCTCAGTGCCGCTGCGATGCTCTGTGCATTGCCACTGCACAGCAGTTCACCTCATAGCCTTTGCCGCGCCTTGCATTGCCACTGCGATGCTGTTCACCTCATAGCCTTTGCCAAGCGGCTCGTCGCTCTGCGACTCCTCCGCGAATCAGGGCCGTCAATGCCATGCCCTTGCTCTCAGGCCTTCACCTCATAAGCGGTGTAGGTAAAGCGTCCCTTTCCGCTGTTGCGCCACTGGCCGATGCCGCGCAGAATGCCATAATCCAGCCACTCACGCACAACCTTTTCGTGGCTGTCGTCAAGGAGGATTACGTCAAACTCGCAGGTGCTGCCCGCCGGGACTTCCTCACTGTTGGCCAGGCTCACGCGCTCGCCCTGTGCGGTCTGGGCTCGGAGAGGACGCTGGCACTCGGTAATCTCACCGTTTGTCAGAATCGGAATCATGCGGGGCTGAATGAAGATCAGGCCGTCAATGACCTTCTTGTAAGCAGTCAGCTTGCCGCTTTCGTTCACGGCCTTCTTCTTGCCCGTCTCGGTCTTGCCGCCGATGCGGGAAAGCATACCGCAAGCATCCTTAAACATGCCTTTGATCTGGTAATCGTAAAAGATCGGATTGCCGTCCGGGTCACGCGGGAAAACGGTCATGCCCTTGTCAGCTACCGCATCAGGGCCAAGAGCCGCCACTTCATCCTCGATGGTTGCAGCATCCGGCGACTTGCTGGCGATGAACTCGCGGGCCACATTGGGGTTTGCGGGCCATGTGCCCAGCACCGGCTCAATAAACGTAGCTTTCACATGCAGTTTTTTCATAATAGTAACCTCCAAAATAAGTTTGTATCCTTACGCCACGCCGTCCTGGTTGTGCTGGCGGTCGGCAAGCTCCATCTGCTCCACGCTCTGCCTGCGCTCCACGCTGGGCAGCATTCCTACGGCCTTGAGTTGCTCATAGATAAAGCGCTGGCCTGCTTCCGTCCAGACGGTAGTGTTGGGTGTCTGAATCTTGCCGCTGTTGTGCTGGAAAGGCTTGCCCTTGCGGTTCTTGGTATAACCTTTGCTGCTATACTTTGCGTATAACACCCACTGGCCGTCGCTGTTCTTCCACTGGATTTTAAGCCCGTGGAGGATGCTGTTGAGCTTTTCGCTGCTCATACCGTAATCTTTGGCGATGCTGGTTGCCGTGCGGCAGTTGTCTCCGATGCACACCGCCCGGGCATACTCTGCATCCGGCTTCAGGTCGTTGTTCTCGGCCAGCAGGCTGCGGTTCACGCTTTGCAGCTCTTTCACTTTGCGGTCTGCAATGAGCACCGCGCGGCGCATGACCGCTTCCGGGCTGTTCCACTGGGCTTCCACTGCCAAGAAATACTGCCGCGCCTGCTTGCCGCGCTCGTTGCGCTGTATCATGCACAACTCTTTGGCCATCGGGATGGTGAGCTGGTGGTCTTCAATCGTGCGTTCCACCTCTCGGTTGCCTTCCGACTGAACTCGTACATTTTTGTACGGGTTGAAATCTTCACCCTCGGTAAATCCATATTCGACCATGCGAGGAAACCAAATGCGATAAGGCGTGTTGACTTCCAAGAATTCATGCAGTTCCCGGCCGCTCACGGTGGGGCGCTCCGGGTTGTCGTAGTTGATGGGTATAAGGTTGTTCATGCAGTCTTACCTCCTTCATCATCTGCCAGCAGCGCCGTGACCGGCACCCGGAAATACTTCGCAACCTTGAGCAGCTGCGAAATGCTGGGGCCGTAAATGCTGCGCTCCCACTTGCCGATTGCGCCGTTGCTCAGGCCTGCCGCCGCCTCCAGATCGGTGCGGCTCAGCCCGTGCAGCTTGCAAAACTGGTCGATTTTTGAAACATTCACTAGCAATTCTCCTTTCCGGGCTTGAAAATCACTAGAAAATATGCTACTATGTAGTTGCGAGGTACACAGCGAATAAAATCTAGCGCAAGCCCGATATAATATTGTCAGGGGCTTTGGTTTTGCTTGCCCTGTGCTTAGTATTATACTAGACTATGGTCTACAAGTCAATAGATTATCGTCTATCTTTATGCAAAAATAGGTGGTGATTTTTTGTGGATAATGCCAAATTCGTAGAGCGCGTACGCGATTTGTGCAAGGAACAAAAGACTTCAATCACTAAGTTGGAAGCGCAACTAGACTTTTCAAATGGATATATTGGAAAGTGGGCAAAGCGTCCTAGTTCACCACCGTATGAAAAATTGACAAGTATTGCACAAGCTCTTGGTGTCACAGTTGAAGAACTCACTGGCGAAGAACCAGAGCAAAAAGAAAAGCCCAGCACCCCGGAGACGGTAAGCCTGAGCGGCCTGTCTCCTGAAGATGCTGAGCTTGTACAAAAGATTCTGAACGCTTCGGAAGCGAAAAAGAACGCGATCCGGGAGCTGCTCTGAATCAGCTGTTTAGAATATCGAGGACTTTCTGACGAAATGCAGGGTCACTCTTAAGCTTTTCGATGATTTTTCTGATTTCGTCCGGGCTGAAAGATGTGTCCTGCATTTTGCTTTGTCCTCCTTATATAATTGTTATGTGTGAGGTGTTGCGGTATGGCACGAGGCGGCCGCAGGAAGGTATCTATTTATACTCAGCGAGACCGCGCAAACAAACGGTGGCTTAAAAAAGTCGGGAAGGCAATCACACCAAGCAAACGCACACAACGTGCAATAGCAGAAGCTATATTTTCTCCCGCTCCTTCTAGCTCTACAATTCAGAAAAGAGAGCCGTACAAGCAAGCATCCGTAAAATGGAAAGACGCAAGGCCTACGCTTTTGCAATGGGCTGGTTGCTTTGCCGTTGGTTTAATTTGCTTGTGTCCTATACTGAGCATCTGGAAACCTTCTTTCGATATTTCGGAAATTTCTTTTTTGCTCATCGCTTTCTTCTTTTTCCCTTTTTTGGTCGCAGCACTTTGCGTTGTCGATTATAACAAAACCAAATACCGCTCTTATCATTCGGGAGATACCGCGGCTGCTTCAGATACTTTTAGTTCCGCTGCGATGGAAAGCGTTGATAGGACCGCCCCAGAAGAAACAATAGCGGAAATTGACCGGATGAACGCCAAGATTTTCATGGATGAATTTCAAGATTCCCTGAATATCATGCAGAAAACGGCAGACCCAGATACTTTTTTCTCTCGGTATGACCTTGTTTTGGAACGTCTCGACAACATGATAGAGCTGCAACAGAAGGGAATAAAATTCGCCTGTGACCTTCCGGCCTTGAAAGCTCAGGCGCTCGACCAGGAAACCACTGCTGAAACCGTAAATGTACTGATAGATAATGCCTATGCAAAACAGGTTCAGAAGCTTTCCGCTCTCAAGACTGAGCGTGGCCGCTCAAACTCTACGCAAAGATGGTATGCATCTTTTGAGCCGTTTTTAGACCGAATGCCACTCCGCTCTAAAACGTATCTTGAAATGAAGCTCACCGCTTTGCAAGAGGTGTAACCAATGGATTTGTTTACAGCATTTTCGTTTATGAATGACGAAGAGCCACCCATTCCGGCAGAAGAACGAAAGTATTATCAAGAGCCGTCCTATTATAAAGACTATGCTCCCTCAATGTCTTTGGACGCCGTAAATGGGTCGTGCAAGGTCATTACCTTTCAGGAACGGAAAAAGATTTCTTATCCTTCAAAGCGTGGTCTTTATGTGGCAGAAATAAGGCTTTTGAATTACTGTTCAAGCGGCAAATTGTACCCAAATCCAAAACATGGCTATCCCGGCCTGTGGTGGTATCAATATGGAATCAAAAATGTTGGATTCCATTTAAAAACCCTTGAGGCTCGTGGTTTTATCCAAATGAACGACCGACAAAAATATGAGCTTACAGAGCTAGGAAAACAAGAGCTGGAAGATAACGCTTATGTAAACCATTATAAGTGCTCTGTTTTTCCGCTTGGCCGGGGGTGCTGTCACTTGGACGAATGGGAGATCAACCGAAGAATAGCAGGTGGAGACACAAGCCAATGGGAAAGCGTTGTCTCTCAAATCGAAGCTGAAATTAAGCTCCATAACGAAAATTTCAGAAAATCGCAAGAGGAGCAGCGCAAGCGCTTGGGCTTGTAGCTCGTTCACAACCGAATTATACAACTGTTGATTGTATCGCGTCAAGCGCATTTAATCGCGCAAAAATGCGCGAAAAATTTAGCATTTGCGCTGAATCGCTGAAATTTACGCTGACTTTTTACTAAATACGCGCGTTTCGCGCTGAATCCGCGCAAAATATGCGCGTTATTATCCGTGGTTGCAAGGTTGTTGCAATTTTTGCAACAGCTGCCCGGCAAGCTCCCCGCCGGGGGCGGATGCTGCGGCGTGGAGAGCCTGAACAGACTTTGCCTTGCGGGTTGCATAAAGGCAGGCCCGGTCCTTACCCTCCGGCGGCATATCCTCATAGCAGGCCAGCGCGGCGCGAATGTGGGTGCAAAACAGCTGCATCTTGTCCATCTTTAGTCCTCCCAAGGTTCAGGTGTTCGGGTCGTGCCGGTCAAAATGGTGGCGGGCATCCCGTCAATGATGGTCATTTCGTTTTCTTTACCGTTTCTTTGCTCGAAATCCATTTTGTTTCACCTCTGTTTTTGTTCAATTTGTCCAACTTGTTTTAGATTTTACCATTTTATGGGAAAACTTGAAGGACTTCTGCTCTGTCGAGTGGCATGGGTTTTCCCCATGTCACTTTTTGTTTTTATGGCATGGAAATTTGTGAGGTTATAATTGATGAGCTACTTTACTGCGGAAAAGCTCGGTATCGCGCTGGCGCGGGCCAGAGTCGCGGCAGGCTTGAGCCAAGTCGACATGGCCCGACGTATCAACAAGGGAAAGGCCACAGTCCAGAGCTGGGAGTGCGGGGCATCCAGCCCACCGGCCGACAAGATAATGGACTGGTTTGAGGCTTGCGGGACTTCTCCGCTCCCCGCCATGCAAGAAATGCTGCACCCAGAGCTTTACAAAGAACCCATACAGTGCAAATCAGACGAAGAGCTGGATGAGGTGCTTACAGAATACTTTCGCACAGCGCCGCGAATCGTAAAAGAGATGATGCTGTTTATCCTTTTGGGCCGACATGGCAGCTATCCACCGGCGGTGTTTGCTGAGGTGTGCGCAAACCTGCATACTCCCTTGCAGAACAAGGTATCCGTCTGTGGCCAAATACTGGACAACTACGGGTTCGCCGTGGCTACAGGGACAGACCCGATCCCGTGGGAAGTCCAGCCCCCGGTGAGTCTGCTGCAGTCGGCATACCAGGCGGGAAAAGAAGCCGCGAAGAGCGGCGAGGCCGACTATACCGCAAAGCGAGGTGAAGAGCTTTGAAGTGCATTCGCGCCTGCTGTCGTCGGGAAATACCGGATGATGCATCTTTTTGCCCCTACTGCGGCAAGAAGCAGCCCGAAGCCGCCCCGCAGCAAAGAAAAAAGCGCCGCCGCCCAAAGGGCAGCGGCAGTGTATATAAGTTGAGCGGGACGAGGTCAAAGCCGTATGTGGCCCTGACAGCCAAGCGAGACGTTCTGGGGACGTTTGCGACGCCGGGCGAAGCGGTACAAGCACTGGACGCTTACAACGCCCAGAACACCCCCGCAGCGCGTCTGAAATGCACTTTTGCGGATGCCTATGCCCAATGGAAAGCACAGCCCAAGTTTGACAAGCTCAGCACTGACATGAAAAAGGGTTATGAGCTGGCCTATGCAAAGGCTGCGCCGCTGTATGACCGACAGCTCCGGGACTTAAAAGCCGCAGACTATCAACAGGTGATTGACCAGATGGTGGAAAAGGGCCTCTCCCGCAGCTCCTGCGAAAAGCAGCGCACACTTTTCAGCCAGATCTGCGAGTGGGCAATGGCTCAGGACATCATAAACAAAAACTATGCCATGCTCTTGCAGCTCCCAGCGGCTACAGGCAAGGCAGAGCGCACATTGACCGCTCAAGAGATAGAGCAGATAAGCAGCCGACAAGACGACCCGAAGCTTGGGCAGACAGCACAAATCGCAATGGTGCTGCTCTACACCGGTATGCGTATCGATGAGCTGCTATCCATGCGCTGCGACGATGTGCATCTAAAAGAGCGGTATATGCAGGGCGGCGAGAAGACCGAGGCGGGCAAAAACCGCATTATCCCTATTTTGGACCCAATTTACAAAATCATTGCCTTTTGGATGCTTGACAGCGGCTGTGAGTGGCTGATACCGTCCAAAGCCGGTACAAAACTGGACAAGCGCAACGTGGCTACAAAGTTTCGGGCCTTGATGCAGGAGTGCCACATAGAGGGAGTGCATCCGCATACGCTGCGCCACACGGCCAGCAGCAAGATGGTGGAGTGCGGCCTGGAAAAGACCGCCGTGCAGGCCATCTTGGGCCACAAAAATTTCTCCACCACGGCCAACAAGTACGTCTCCCACAATGACCCGGATTATCTGTTGCAGGAAATGCGAAAGATGAAGTATTGATTTGTTAGATTGTTTGTTAGATTGTCACGTTCATTCAGGAGATTTTAAGGTATTTCAAGCAAAAAGAAAAACGCACAGACGATTTGTTTTTATCGTTCGTGCGTTTATTTTTGGAGCTGGTGACAGGAGTTGAACCTGCAACCCACTGATTACAAATCAGTTTTATTTTACGTTTTATCGAGAATAAAGTCAAATTTGTTAGTCACGCGTTAGCTTATCAAACTTAAAAATTCAGCTTTTCAAGTTTTGTCTGTATGTAAAAATAACACATTTTGTGTCGTTTTACAATGCGGTTATCTTCCGCATGACCAGCTCATACTCTTTCGGGTATGCAAGCTTTATAGCGCTCATGTGCTCATCAAGCACTTCCATCAAGCCGCCAAAAGGCGCGGCGCTGGCCGCTTCCACGAACTCGCTTTGTAGATTTGCTTTTGTGGAGTATGCCGCCGGGTAAGACGTGGAAGGCAGCGCTTGAGTCTGCATTTCTGCCGGTGCTTGCTTTTCTTCCAACTCATTTCTCACAGTGCAGAGGGCAGCAAGCTTCTCCACGCTCTGCCAGTCCGTCGAGCCGAATTTAAGCTTGTGGATGTGGTCATTGATCTCGTCGATGTCCATACTTGCCGCCCTCCTCCCTTATGCGTTGCGCAAGATGTCAGCAGCCCGCTTGTAGGCGTCACGCTCTGCGCCGGTGGCGTCCTGCATCATGTCCTCGATGTCAGAGATCATGCGCTCACGGCCATCCGTGCGGGAGTAGTGCCCGCGCACATAGTGACGGCCACGGTTGGCGTAGCTGCTGCCCCGGTTGTAACCGTTTCCGGCATCGCGGCCGAAGGATCCGCGCATGTCAGCTTCCCACTCACCCGCACGGCTGTACTCGCCGCCCTCACAGTAATCCTCAATGCGGTGAATGTCCAAAATGATGTCCACGATCTCGCCGATCATCTCAACATCGCCCGGGGATCGGTTCTTTTTGTCGGTCAGCTCCATGAGCTCATCGCACATCTCATCCTTCAGATGGTTCAGTTTATCCAGCATGACTTTATCTCCTTTCTTATGCTACCCGCTCAACGATCAGATTGCTGTTTGCAATGCTGACTGCCTGCGTACTGATGTTTTTAACCGCCACGGTCACGCAGCAGCCGCGCGGCACCTCGATGAAAGCGGCCACGAAAACATTGAAGTAATTTTCGACTGCCGCCGGGGTGACAATCGCGGTCGCGCTGGTCAGCGACTCACCGCCGACGGCCAGCGCCACGGAAATGGGTCCAACAGTGCCGCCGGTGGGAATGGCGATATTGCCGCCAAAGCTTACCTTGAAGCGCGCTTTGCATTGATTGGTCAGACCCCGCAGGATCACAAGGCCGCTGCCGGCACGATGCACAATGCAAGCAGGGGCTTTCACTGCGGTCTCGGTCAGGGGAAGGTTTTCACCCGCCGCCACGCTGACGATGTTAGAGTTAGAAAATTCGGCCATTTTATCGGCTCCTTTCATAGAAAAACGCCGGGACTACTGCCCCGGCGTTTTGGTTTGCAAAATCAGCTCAGGGGCTGAACATTTTCCATTTTGGAAAAAGCTGCCGTGATTCAGTTATGCGCAGCTGCCGCAGCCGGCTCCACAGCCATAGTAAATGGCGTTGGGGTTGGGCACCTGATAGGCGGGCACGGGAACTTTCTGCTGCAGAGTCCCGATGATCTGGTTGGTCTGCGCGTTCATCGCGGTGGTCAGGAGGGCGCTCTGACGATCCTGAGAAGCAGCCCGGCGCAGCTCGTTGTTCTCGCTCTGCAGGGTGGCGATCTTATCATTGGTCAGGAAGTCGAGCACCGCGCGGGTGTTGCTGTTCTGATTCTCGATGATGTCCCGGGTGTTGTTGTTCATGGTGTTCTGCGTTGCGCAGAAGCCCTGCTGCATCTGGTTCCGAGTGTCGCACTCCTGAGTGGCCAGATTGTAGTTAACTCCCTGAATCGCGGTCTGGGTCTTGCAGCAGCAGTCTGCCAGCTGTGTAGCCAGAGTATTCTGCCCCTGCATCAGCGCGACGTTGGTGCTGTTGAAGCCCTGCTGCATGGCGTTGGTGACGCCGTTCAGGCCCTGCTGCACGCCGTTGAAGCCCTGAAGCATCCCGGTGTTCATGGCATAGAAGCCGTCGCACAGGCCGCTTTCCAGCCCGTTCAGCTTGTTCATGACGCTCTGGTTGTCGAAGCCACGCTGCAGGTCTGCCTGTGTGACAGCGCTGGTCATATAAGGCGAAGCACCGCCCATGCCGCCGCCCCAGCCAAAGCCGCCCATGCCGCCCCAGCCGAACATGCCAAAAATCAGGAAGAGGACGATCCAGCCCATCCAGTCGCCGCCCCAGCCGTTGAGGCCGTTGCTGTAGCCGTTGGCGGGCTGTACCGGCATGGTCAGAACCGTGCTATCAGAAGAAAGAGACATAGTTTTACTCCTTTACGTTAGATTTTGGAATTTATTCTAAATGCGGCCGCATTTCAGAATCCAAACATATTTTTCATGCCGTTGAGCATCGGCGCGATCTGCTGCGCCCGCTGCTGAATGGCGTTGAGCTGCTGTTGTGAGAGCTGCCCGGAGGTGAGCATCTGGTTTATCATCTCCTGCGGATTCTTGCCCTGCATCTGGCCCATAAACTGCTGGAACTGCCCGCCAATGGGGTTCTGGGTCTGTCGGCCCATCGAGTTATACAAGCTGCTGCTCATCGTTTAGCTCTCCTTTTCCGAATCTGGTGCTTCTTGCTTTTCCAGTGCCGCCAGCTTTGCCGCCAGCGCGTCAAACTCCTTGCGGGTGACATACTCCCCGCCTGCGGCTTGCGCGGCTGCAATCGACGCTTTGGGACCGCTGGTGCGTTCCTTGTAGTCGTAGATGCGGAGCGGGAACGGCCTGCCGTCCTGCCCCACTTCTTTGATGTAGAAGGTATCGGAATCAGCATCCAGCAAAAGCACCCGGCTCCCGTTGGCGACCAGATAGCCACGGGCTGCTGCTTCACCCTGTACCCAGATAAAGCCGCTGTCAGTCGGTGCGGCCTGCCCCTGCATTGTCGGCATCATGACGGGCTGGGGCTGGTACTGTGCCGCCCTGAGCTGTTCAAGCTGTCCTTGCGGCTGTTGCGGGTAGTACACTTGCGGGTATCCGTTATAAATTGGCATCGTTTTCCTCCTTGTACCAGTAGTAGATCGGGCATTCCGCGCCACTGTCCCAGCTGTCCCACCACGCGCCGTCGATCACGGTCAGGACGTGCCCGGAGCAGCCCAGCACATACACGCCGCGCGGATACTCCCGGGCAAAATCTGCCACAGTGTAACAGGTGGTGCAGTCCGCCTCCACCAAACGGCGCTTGAACCCGCGTTTTTGGAGGTATGCGCCCCATGTGCGGTTAGCGCTGGGCATATCGCCGAGGATAAAGCCAGTGAGTGCAAGGCCGATATATGCCCGCTCCCAGTTTTGGCCTGTAGCTGCCGCCACTGCCCGCACGGTGCAATCCCCCACGCCGTTTCCTTGGGGGTTCGGGTTGAACCTGTGCCACATGGCGCTCCCCCTCCCTTTGCGCCCATAGTACCTTTTCTACCGAATCCGTGCGTTAAACGAACGTCAAACGAAAGACAAAAAAGAAAAGCGCCCACACGGCATTACACCGCGTGAGCGCTTAATTTTTCAGCTATTCTATTTTACAGATTCTTGATTTGTTCTAGCAATGCAGCCCGCCGAACTTCCGTCTCTGCATCCCCCGGCGGCGCTTCTGGCTCTTCCGGCACGGGGTGGGCGTCAATATAGTCCCGTACCGCCTGCTGTAAAACGGCGTTCGAGGTCGTATCTTCTGCCGCACAAGCCGCTTTGAACTTGTCAGCAACTTCCTTCCTCACCTTGCAGGCCAGCACCGTCATGTTCTCTTTGTCCCATTTGGCATTACTCTTTTTCTTTTTTTCCGAGATACCCATTAAATAACACCTCCTATTCCACCACCCATAGTATATCAAATGATAGCACGGTTTACAATGCCAAAAGTGCATAAAACAGCACAGTAAACATTGTCCATTTTGTCAATGGAACGGCATGGTTTACCGTGCTATAATATATTCATGGTCAAGAGGGGCGGAAAGGAGGACGCCCATGAAGTTCAAAGAGTTTCAACGGCTGAACCGTGAACAGCAGCGCAAATTGTTTGAGCAATATAAAAAAGAGTGGTTAGCCGCTCGTAACAGCTAATCACTCCAAGCACAAGAAGCAACCCTAGCAAAAGCCCCTCTTGTACCTTTATTTTATATTATTTCACGGAGAAAGTAAAGGTATTTTATCATGGAAACACCCAAAATCACGAAAGTGGAGCTTGAACTGGATGCTGTTTCTGGTGAACTCCGCACAATGCACGACCTGTTGAACATCTTTGCCAACTGGTTTGAGGAAACGCACAAGACCGATATGCTCAATCGAGAGCGCACCGAGCGGCTTGTAAGCCAGCTCTGGAACGAAGCCCCGATGTACAACTCTTTGATTACGGCCTTGTTTGCATCCCTCACGGGTTTGGAAAAGGAAGTCGATGAAGTCATTGAAGCGGAGATTAACAAGGAGAGTGCAGCATGAGTGACATTATTCTTTCCGCTCAGAACGGGCAGGCTGTGGTGTCCAGTCTGGACATTGCGGAAAAGTTTGAGAAGCGTCACGACCATGTGATGCGTGACATCGAAGACATTATGAAGGGTCTCCCCAAAAATGGGGACACCCCCATGTTCTTCAAGACAGAGTATGTCCACCCGCAGAATGGACAAACTTACCCCATGTACCTGATGAACCGGGATGGCTTTACCCTGTTGGTTATGGGCTTCAACAAGAGTGCAAAAGCTATGGAGTGGAAGCTGAAGTACATCCAAGCCTTTAACGAGATGGAGAAGAAGCTGACCACACCTGAACCGGAACCGCCAGAGCTGGCGCTCTCTAAAGCGTTGGTTATGGCGCAGGGCATCATTGCAAGGGAACAGGAGCGCTCCAAGCAGCTTGAAAAGGAAAACGCCAAGCTCAAGCCCGCCGCCGAGTACGCCCATAATATGCTTTTGAGTGATGAAACGCTCACCGTGACGCAGATCGCGCTCAACTTTGGCATGACCGCCAACAAGCTCAATAAGCTGCTGGAAGAATGGGGCATCCAGAAGAAGGTCAACAAGCAGTGGATCCCCAAGCGCAAGTACATCGACAAGGGTTATACAGTGAGTATTCCTGTTGAGGTAGGCAACGGCGAGACCAAAGAGAACACCCGCTGGAACCGCACCGGACAGGCATTTATCTACAAGCAGATGCACGACCATGGCTATTTGACCGTGAAGGAACAGGCAGAGCAGAAAGCAAAGGAACGCAAGGTACTTGCCGTCCCTGCTGAACAGCCCGCATAAAAAATACCCCCCGATGCTTCAAAAACGGAACACCGGGGGTTTGCTTTACTCAAAAATTTTTGTAATGCCTTTCAGCCGGTAGCCTATCGCCGTCCGGCTGTAATGTGTCTGTGCTGCAATGTCCGGCAGCGGGAGCCGCTCAACATATCGCAATAAGGCTATCTTACGGTCTACCCTCCCAAGCGGTGCGCTTTTGATAGCGGCGATCATCTGCTGTCGGTCAAGTCCTTGCAGCGCAGCGGGCAGCACTATGCGAGCCGCCGCCACGGGCAGCACCGAGCCAGAAAGGCTGTGGCAACTGTCCGACGTTGCGCACTCGAGCGGTCACGGCACGGTAATGCCCCATCTTGCCGCCGTTGGCAAAATTGTCACGCACTGCGGGCCATAAAATCGGGTATGCGCGCTGGTCGTAGTAATAGCGCGACGGTTGCTCGTATGTAGTGCTTGCCATGATAACCTCCTTACTGCTTTTGCAGTGCCTTCCGCATCTGGTCGAAGAAAAACTGGATGACCTTGCTCATGGTTTCCTCGGTGATAGCCCAGCTGACCAGCTTGCCCCATCGGCTATTGTCCAGATAGTGGCGCAGCATCTTGACGCACCACGCCTTGCGTTCTGCGCCGCGCTTGGTGCCCTGAATCTCCCGCTCTGCCTGAGTGATAAGGTTGAGCACCAGATTTTTGACTGCCGCGCCATAGCCCAGACGGATGCCGCCGATGGCGTAGAAGACGAGTCCGCCCAGCATCAGGATGACGGCCACAGGAACAGGAATGATGCTCAAAATTTCATTGATTGCTTCCATGATTGGTAACTCCTTTCAAAAGATAATTGTCGATGCTAGCCTTGCTTTTCTGCATCCCTTCGTGATTGTCCCCGGAGAGCTGAGCGTCCAGCAGATTTCGCACACCATCAAGGGCCAAGCAAATCTCTTCGTCGATCGCGTCGAAGCGGGTGAGGTCGCGTTTTAAGGCCGCTGCGTGCTGAGACGAAATGCTTTCGACTGCGCCCAGCCGTTGCTCGATAGCGTCAAGCCGCTGGTTTTGCGCGGCGTCGGGTGCCTGCGCCTTTTTGATATACTTGTGGATGATGTCCAGCACCTTGTCCAGCGTGACCGCTCCTGCACACACGCTGCCAACAACCCCCAGCACCCACAAAAGAGCCTGCTCTTTAGTCATGCGCCCTCCCGGAGACGGGTCAGACCCTTCTTTCTGATGATACGGGGGTAGTTGAGGGTGGTCACGTTGAGGTCTACGTTGCCGGAGATGCCCGGCACGCTGCCCTTGCTGGTGTGCTGGTGCGCATTGTACTTAAAGCTCACTTTGGGGGCCTTTCCGGTGTAATCGGCCAGCCAGACGTCGTAAGGCTTGAGCGCTGCGCCGCCCATATAAAGGCGGGAGTTGGCAAAGCTGGTATAGGTGTAGAGCTGAGCGTAAAAGCCCATCGCCTCGATACGGGCCAGCGCATAAGCCGTCAGGTCGGTGAGGGCCTGCTTACCCAGTTGCTTGAGTTTATTGTCTTCTACGTCTACAGCCACCGGAAGGGTCAGCTCTTTCCCCCGCAGAGCTTCGGCCAGAAGGGCCAACTCCTTATCTGCACCGGTGCGGCTGGTGGCGTAGGTGTAGTAGTAGACACCCACGTCCAGACCCGCAGCCCGGGCGTTGCGGTAGTTGGTTTCAAAGGTGGGGTCGATATACAGGCCGTCTGCCCGCTTGGAGAACTTTTTGTTGGTGGATACCGTCTTAAGCATCGCTCCCTTGTAGCCTGCCGCTGCCACCTGTGCCCAGTCGATGGTGCCCTGATACCGGCTCACGTCGATGTACCGGTATGGCGGGTCGCCCTCCCAGCCGGGAGGAGCGGAGGCTTTGGTGTCCACAGTGGGCACCGGGTCAGAGGTAGGAGCATCTTCCGCCCGGGAGAGGGCGGAGAAGAGGGAAACGAGGAATTTGAGAATGGTGTGTAGCATTTTGCGACTCCTTTTTGTTTTTAAGATTAGACAAAGCCTCAGTTAGCCTCCTTACTGGGTAATTTCCTCAGCGTCTGCCGCATCCTCCGCATCCAGAGCGTCGTAGTACGCCTGTGCAAGGGCTTCCACCTCTGCGATGTCGTCCTCTGTCAGCAGACCGTTGTCTAGATGGGTGTACGCCTTGTCCAGCCAGTATGCCACGTCGCGTCCTGCGGCAATTTCCCGCTTGATGGAGCGCAGGGTCAGGTCATGCCGTGCTTTACTTTTGATAGCCATGTGTACCTCCTTAGGTCATGGACGCTACTGCGTCCTCCAACTTTTTAATTGCAATGTTCACGTCCCGCTGGTAGTCCAACTTGATGCCCGCACCGTCACTCGCCCGCACCACCGTGTCAGGGCCGTAAGCGACGAGGGCTTTGTAGGCGGCAATTTCGTCAGGGGTGAGCGGGGTTTCGATGGGGGTGGCGAGAGCGTAGAATAAAATGTATTCTCCTTCTTCCGGGGTTTTGGCGTCAATGGGAATAAAAATATGCACATTGGTTTTGTCTACATAAAAGTGTGGGGTATCTTTATCAAACGAAGCAATAAATGGCAATTTATTGCATAGGGCTTTTGTTTTATAATCGCGACCATAGAGCAGCAACCGAATCGAAAGTCGTTTTGTTACCGTAAACTTAGTGATAACCGTAACTCTACAGGTTGACAAGTCTACAGCGTTCACCCTCTGCACCTTCATCCCTCTCTCCAAGTCCACCTCGTCGCACACCCACTGCTGGCCCTGCGGGTCAGTGTAGTTGCCGCCAGAGGTGACAGGGATGCCGGGTAAGCCGTTGGGAGTGGGGAGCGTGAGAGTTTGCGTTTTGTCGTTTCCATCGCCCAATGTCACTTCAATCGCCCCGCCGTCGCCTGCGCTCACGATAGGCACAGGTGCATCCAGTGTGGGTGTGCCGTCCTGCGTGCTCTTGCCGTACACGGTCAGGCCGCACAGGGGCGCAGAGAACGCATCGTCAACGGCGATAGGATTGCCTGTCTCAGTGCCCACAAGGATGTTCTGCCGCGCCTTTACTGCGCTGATCGCGTCACCTGTGGCTTTTGCGTCAGCGGCTTCGCCTTCGTGGGTGAGGGTGGTGTCCAGCGCTACGGCAGGGCCGGTCTCGCCTTTAGGGCCTTGCGGGCCGGTATCACCTTTTTCGCCCTGTGGGCCAGTGGCACCCGTAGCGCCTGTGGGGCCTTGAGGGCCTTGCTCGCCCTGCGGGCCGACCGGGCCGATGGGGCCAGTGTCGCCCTTGTCACCCTTCTCGCCTTTAAAGTTTCCGCTTGCAATGCCGTCCTTGAGCTCCTGCAAGCTGTCAGCGGCTTCCTGAGCGCTCTGGTCTGCATTGCCTGCACTGGTGGCGGCTTCACTGGCGGCGGTCTGGGCGGCTTCTGTAGAGGCTTCCACCTGCTGGAGAGCCTCGTCCCGGGCCGTATCCACTGCCTGCGTGGCGGCGGTCTGCTTGTCACCGATGGCTTTCAGCGCGTCCTCTTTGGCGGTGATGGTGTCAGAAAGGGCCTGCTCGGCCTTTTGGGCG